CAACTCCACAAATCTGTAGAATTATTAAATCTCCCGGTTCAGTTCACTCAAGTTGGCAACCGTGTGGAAGTCATGTTGCAATTCCTGGAAATGCTAACCCAATGGCATTTTTAATTACAAGTAATAATACACAAGGGTTTAGTTGGTTTAACATAGGAACCCCAAATTCACAAGCTTTACCTGTTGAACTATTATCATTTGATGGATCCTGCAATGATAATGTAATAACTTTGAATTGGAAAACCGCATTTGAACATAATTCGCAATATTTTGAAATTCAAAAATCAAGGGATGGCGAAAATTGGTCTTCACTTACAACCGTTGGATCAGCAGGAAACTCAACTCAAGAATTGTCATACGAAACTAAAGATCATAATGCGATTGATGGAAATAACTATTATAAATTAATTCAATATGATATTGACGGACAGTTCAAAGAATATGGACCTGTAAATGTTGTTTGTAATGGAAACTCAAATGGTTATTTTTCAATATTTCCTAATCCAAGTTCTGGAGATTTTCAAGTTATATTAAATAATAAAAAAATGATAGGTGAAGGGATACTTATAATAAAAGATACTAAAGGGTCTGAAGTGTATAAACAAGATGTTAAAGTATCTTCAGGAATAAATTTGTTTAACATTTCAAACACAAATCTTATTTCCGGAGTTTACTACATACAAATAATTTCTAATGGAACATCATCAGAAGTTATAAAACAAGTTATAAAATGATTTTATTAATTTTTATTTTAATTATTTTTATTCTGTCATTTTTAATTTCGGACATTTTTGATTTTATAAAATATTCAATCAAGACTATTCCTTTAACATCAACTGCGGTTATTTGGTTTTTAACTTTTCTTTTAATATGTTTTTTAATGGAAAACATTTCAAAATTTAATCTTTTTATTTCATATTACTTTCCTGGTTAATTTTATTTTCATATCTTTACAATTGTGAAAGTCTTGTTTTTAGATCATGATGGGGTAATTTGCCTTTCAAACAATTGGGGTAGTAGATCAAAAAAATGGTCAAAGTATCGTAGTGCTAATCCGGACAGTAGTAAAGAAAAAAAACACGCTCCTGTTGAATATCGTTTTGATGACTTTGATAAAAAGGCAATTAAGATCCTTAATGAGATTATTGAACAAACAGGATGTGATATTGTTGTGAGTTCTGATTGGAGACTTCATGCGACCTTAGAGGAACTTGGTGACTACTACATCAGTCAAGGTATTATTAAACGACCAGTTGCCACCACAGATATATTCCAAGACATATTTCCAAAAGAATGGAATGCATTCAGGTTTTGTGCCGATTTAGAGTTAGAAAGAAATATGGAAATTAATCATTGGTTAGAAAATCATCCTGAAGTTACTCATTGGGTTGCAGTTGATGATTTTAATATGAGTATGGAGTTTTTAGGCGATAGATTTTCTTCAAAAGATGGATCTGATAAGAAACCTGGTTTATCTAATTTTGTACTCACACCAAAATCTAGCAGAGGAATCAAACAAAGTGGTATTAAAGAAAAAATAATTAAATTTTTAAAAGATGAGTGATAAGTTTAAAAATCTTAAAGTAGGTGATAGAGTAAAAACTAAACTATCTGGAATGGCAACCGTAATAGAAGTTGGTTGTTATAGTGGACATTTGGTAAAACTAATGTGCGACAACCCAAGGTGGTTTTGTCCTTATTTTTATGAAACTGAATTAGAATTAGTATGATGACTAAGAAAGAAATGAATGATTACCTTGAGTCAATAGGAGGACTTGAGAATGGCATGTATTCCAACAAACCAAAAATTACCAGTTGTGACTTTTTTGATGTTGATGCTGGTTGGTATTTGTTGATTAAAAATTTAATTGACGAACTTATAAAATTGGGTTGGGATAAAAAAATAACACAAGTAAAAGAAAAGTTTGGAGGTTTAAGATTTTATATTAATGGTGGGTCTGATGAGATATATGAAAAAATTAACGAATATGAAAAGTTAAGTTATAATATATGCGAACTTTGTGGTGAAAAAGGAGAATTAAGAACAAAAATCCGTTGGTTTACAACTTTATGTGATAAGCATTACGAACAAAAACATACACCACTTATTTAAATTAGATTTGTTTAATTAAAAAATGTTTTTTATTTTTGTTTCATGAATGCGAATAATTTTGAATGTGGTGAGAGGTTTTTATTGTCCTTAAATGTGGGAGAAGGATACAATGATGTGGTCGTGGTTAAAAAAACCAAAAAAAGAATTCATCTATCTAATGGTAAAATTGTCTCAATAAAAAATGGTGTTGGTTTTTTATATTTGGACTCCGCTAAAAATGGTATAGGTCAAATTTTACGAGACATTGAGGGTTATTTAATTTATAAAATACATTGTCAATAATGAAAAAACCCTGTAAAGAATGTCCACATCTTATCCGTAATCATCATAATGATATGATCGTAGAGTTCGGTAAGAGAACTGGAAAGAAACACAATTGTCACATGACAGAAGGAAAAAAAGATTTGTGGAATGTAACGGATAAGAAACTTGAATGTTATGGAAGTAAAAAATACAATGAAATGAATGAACAAGAAATGCGTGAATACTTAAAAGATAAATCTGAAGAAGAAATTAGAGAATTTATTATTGATAGGTTAAAAAAAATCTGTGAACAAGGTGAAAAATTACCAGTTGAGGATGAAGATTACGAAATGGCTGGTGAATTATTAAAAATTAAAAACAGATTAAAGTGACAAAAGGAACACTTACATATAACGGTTTGCGGGTATATTTAGTTGCGGACTTTGAAAACGAAAACTTTAAATTAATATAAAATGACAGTAGAAGCAGAAAACTTGAATGAACCACAGAACCCGCAATTGAATATAGGTGCTGTTAGTTGCAGTGTTGTTCATTGCAAAAAAGCACCTTATGATATTTATATTGGCAGACCAAGTAAGTGGGGCAATCCATTCACACACATAAAAGACGGTAAAACACTTGCAAAATATATTGTAGGTAGTAGAGATGAAGCAGTAGAAGCATATCGTGAATGGATTACCAACGGAGAAGGTAAACATTTAATGAATGATTTACACGAATTGAAAGATAAGGTGCTTGGTTGTTGGTGTAATCCGCAATCTTGTCACGGAGATGTACTTTCAGAGTTGGTCGCTAAACATTGCAACTAACGTCCGATGATAAACAATCGTTTTAATGTTGTTTATCATTTGTTATGTGTAGGTGTGGATTATTAACCACTAAACTTCATTCGGAGAACTAAACAAAAATTTTAAAAGAAAAAGAAGGGTGGAATATTCAAATTCTTAATATTTACATATAAAAGAAAAGATGAAAGATTTGAGAGAGTTCATTAAAACCACGATACGAGAGTTTTTGAATGAACAAAATATAATAACAGAAAACAAACAGGTTGGGGTTCTATACCATAGTACAAATATTAAAAATTTATTTAAAATCATTGAAGATAATAAACTAAATGCTTACTCAAACGATTCAAACAACCTCATAGATTTTAGAACTCTAAGAGACGACAATTTTATGTTTCATCCATTGGCTGGTCCCATAATCAAAAATAAAGAAAAATATCCACCATATATTTCATTTACAAGAAATAAAAATTATAAAAGAAATCCAGAAGATGTAACAATCTTGATTGATGGTGATAAGATTTCAGAAAGATATAAAATTACGCCTTATTCACACTTTGGTGGTAGAAAATCTGATGAGATGGAAGAAAGAGTATATCGTGATATAACAAATTTGGATAAATATATCATTAATATAATATTACCCTATGAAAATGAAGAATTAGAATCATTACTTAATGAAAAAAATATAAGATACAGAATTAAGTAGTGCGGGGGGTTTTATTTTAAAATTTTCAACCGAAATGTTTATTAGAACGATGAACGAAACACTTACACATAACAGTTGGCTTGTTTTACAAATTTATTGGAATCTTGAGTTGATCTGAGAATTATCCAAAAAATTGCCGGACACAACAATGTTAAAACCACATAAATTTACATTCACGTATCAAACCAATTGTTATCAAAAATTAAATTACCTATATAATTTTTTGTTTTATTAAAATATTATTCTTATATTTCTAAAATGAAAGTAGAATCAAAATTCGGAACATATACAGTGGAAACAAGAAGTAGTACACAAATAAGTTCAGATAAACTCGGAGTGTTTATTGAAAGACTTAAAAAAATAGGAATAGATGTAAAACTATCAGGGAACTTTCCTTGGGTTCATATTAGTGAAATAAATGGTATAAGAGTTAAAGAAAATTTCCAAGCAAACCACGGGTTTACTGTGATGTTTCTTCCAGGAAGAAATGACTCACCACCATCTGAATTTACAGACATTAAAAAAATATTTCAGTTAATTAGAGAATATAAAAACAAAACAAAATGAAAAAAATATATTTAGATGACGTTCGTACACCGGTTGATAATGATTGGATTGTTGTTAGATCTTATGATGAATTTGTTGAAAAGGTTAATGAGATTGGTTTAGAGAATATTGAACTAATCTCTTTGAATCACGATTTGGGTGACACCGCAATGATTTAATGGAAAAGAAACGTCACAACAAATTATACAATCAACTACGATAACATTACCGAAAAGACTGGTATGGATTGTACCAAATGGTTAGTAAATCAATGGATGGATGGTAAACCTGTTGTTGATGTTGTGATTCATTCACACAACGCAATTGGAAGTGGTAATATGATGGGATATATCAACAACTACCGACACATTAATAAACTTCCACAAAATTGTGTTAGATTTGAACCAGAATACACAATTAAAAAATTATAAAAATGAAAAAGTTTAGATTACCAAGAAAGACAAAAAAGAAATTGAAAAAAGATTTCTTTACTTACCCAAAGAGTGAAAGAGATACTTATTTAGTTGCTTGGCCATATAAATATGAAGAAGATTATATGGCATACAAAAAAGGATTGTTAAGGGGGTTAAAAGAAGAATCAAAAAAAAGATTAAAAGATGAAAGATAGAGAGATAATTTACGGAGTGTGTGATAAGACAGGATCCTGTGATTCATATTTTGGTTTTTTCAAAAACAAAAAGGATGCTGAACACGAAGTTGAAATACAATCAAATCGACTCAAAGAAGACTTGGGTATGATGGATATTGAAATAAAATCAGACCGAGCTTTGGTTGAAGGTAAGTTAGTAATAGTTATTCACCAGTATGTTTTAAGGTGATGAGAAAATATATTATCGTATTTTTAAGTGCTGCTGTTCTTGAGATCGGTAGCACTTTTTATATTAGTGTGGTATCAGATAAGAACTATCTTGGTATGATGTTTTTTGCATTCATTGGACCATTTCTATCATTACCATTTGTAGGTTTTATGGTGGAGTCAAAAACATGGAAAGAAAGAATAAAGTTGGCCCTTTGTTCAGGTCTTGGATATTTGATTGGGTCAATAATAACAATTATATTTTTTGAAATATTAGAATAAAATGAAAAAAAGTAGTAAAGAAAAAATAGAAAAATTGTTGTTTTATATTTTTGATAAATTCATTTTATCAATAGACAGATATAAAAATAATGGAAGTTTGTGGGTTATAAACACTGAAAAACAAAATTGGATTTTAGAGTTTACAGAAAATAACACATTATGGTATAACTATCAATTTTTTGAAAAAAAAATGAGATTATGCAATTTGGATTGTGTTGATAATAAAGACCTTATTCAAAAATGGTTTGAATCTAGATACTTAAATATCAATCAGGTGAAACAAACCGAATTGTCAAAGCGTGACTTTTTTCCTGAAGACATATTTCAAAATAGAGTGAAGGACACCCATTACGATCAATGTCGATGTAACGTTTTTGTTGTAGACACCATTCAAAATGGGGTGAAGCACACCAAACACCATGTTGGCTTGAATCGGTTCGTGGTTGAAGACACCATTCAAAATGGGGTGAAGCACACCAGGGATGTTTGGTTGGAACTGAAGGATTACGTTGAAGATACCATTCAAAATGGGGTTAAACAAATTTGTAATTTATCGTTCTCACAACCCGAAATAGTTAAAAGTGCAATTCAAGACGGAGTTAAGGACACAAAGGGCGGTAGATATGTCACTAGAGACAAAATCAAAAAAACAATTGAATGTGGAGTTAAGTACGTAAACCAAGAAATACATCATAGAAACAGAGAAGTTATTAGTATTATAAAAAAAACTCAACCAGTTTATCACAGACCAGAGACATCAGTAAATAACGTAATAAAAAAAAATAAAATTATATAATATGGAAACTTTAGTGATATTTTTAGGTGGATACTTTATTGGTATAATGGTAAGACCACGAATGGATGAAATGATCAAATACTATGTCGAAAAATACGAAAAATATATTAAATGAAATTTATAAGTGTTAAATTTAGTTTGTTTTCATTTCTTTCCAAGAATTTACTTTTTTATGCAATATCTTCTTTAATTGGAAATTCATTGAACCCAACAGATTGGTTAATTTATCAACATTTTTGGGGAGGAGTCTTGTTTTCGATAATAGAATTTTTTATAATTAATACAAGTTTTATAATAATAGAAGAAGAAAATGGGAACTAAAAAAATAAAAAAAGAAAATCCACATCTAACAAAAACAATAGTAGATGTGTTGGCGTATTATGATATAAGCGAAACAAATAAATACACGCAGTTTCTTGTTAAAATGTTAAATATGAGTTTGGAAGGACCTTATATTAATCTGGAACCAACATCAGAGTTTTCGGAATTGTTTCAAACAACAAATATCGAAAATGCAATGATCCAAAGAGTTTCAGAAAGATTGATTGGTTACGAAAATTTAAGAATGTTTGTTGAATTTTCAAATCTTATGGAAAAAAATCTTATTGAGAAAAAAGATATTTCAAACTATAATTCATGGGACGAAATTGAACATCAACTTTATGTTGCAAAAAACAAACAAAATTTTAAAAATTCAAAAAAAGAATATAAAAAAATTTTTGAAGATGATACACATTTAATCATCAGACCACTAAATTACAACACATCTTGTACTTATGGTTATCAAACAAAGTGGTGTACCGCATCAGTCAGAGAACCAGATTATTTCTACAAACATTCCAAAGGAATTTTGATTTATGTGATAGATAAAAAAACTGATGATAAGTTTGCGTTTTATAAAGACATCGACATGAGTCCAGAAGATTATAAATACCAAAATGCTTTTATTGTTTATAATAAAACCGATTATAGAATTGATTCATTTGAAACTGGATTACCACACAATTTACTTAAAATTATACACGACGAACTACAAACAAACGTACCTAACTATAAATTTTTCACAAACGAAGAAATAGGAAAAATGCTAAATTATGTTTGGATAGATGATGAAAATAAAATAATTCCAAAATCAAGGTGTTTATTATCTGAAATGACGACTAATGGTCTACAATATCAAGGTCCCTTATTTGACGACATTCAACCAACACCGTCTGATTATCTATCATTACCAGATGAATATTTAAATCAGGAAGAACAAGAATTTTTGATGAAACAAAATACGACTAGAATTATAAACATTAATGAAATATTATAAAATATAAAGTAAGATGAGTGATACCGAAAAAAGATTAGAAGAAATGATGGCGGAGTTGGACAATATAGAAATGATTGAATATAATTCAGGTATTACTATAAACGAATATGTAAATAATGAAAAATCTGACAGTTTAAATTCATCAACTCCAACATGTTGGGGATCATTACAAGACGAAGAGTTTGTTCCGGCTTTTAAATCAGTAGATAAAGTGCCTCCCGGTATTTATGAAATAATGTGGAACAGATCTTTATCTCAAAACACAATAAAAAGACAACCATTCAAAACAGATGAATTATATCAATTACCTTCTCATGAAATTCAAGACATTCTTAAAGACATCCAAAATTTTTGGGATCGTAGAGACAAATATCGAGAGTATAACTTTGTTCATAAGCGTGGGATTTTAATGTATGGCGAACCAGGATGTGGTAAGTCAGGAATAATTCAATTAATTTCAAAACAACTAATTGAAAACGACGGAATTATTCTCAACATCAAAGACCATGACGATGTTGAATATTTTATTGATTTCATTGCAACATTTAGAAAAATTGAACCAAATAGACCTTTGATTGTTTTGTTGGAAGACATTGATTCTATTGCCGGAGAAAGTAATCACTCTACAAGTAAATTACTAAACATTCTTGATGGAGTAAAACAGATTGAAGATGTTGTGTATATCGCAACAACAAACTATCCTGAAAAACTTCAAGAACGAATTACAAATAGACCTTCCCGTTTTGACAGACGATATAAAGTTGAACTTCCAAATGAAGAAATCCGAAAAGCTTACATTCGTCACAAGTTAACGGAGGATGATTTGAAAAACATAGACATAAAAGAATGGATTAAAAGAACCGATGGTATGTCATTATCTCATTTGAAAGAAGTTGTTATTTCAACTATTGTTATGGGTAGAGAATTTGAGGAAGTAATGGATAATCTCGAAGGATTGAAAAAAGCGCCAACAATAAAAGGATCAGGAAAAGTAGGATTTGGAAAATGAAAATAGAACACAAAGGAAATATTTATAAAGCAAATATAAAAAAACCAATTTTAAAAGGTGATTTATATTATGATTGTATGACACATGAAATAAAAAAATGTATGACATATATATGTTTTGATCCATGTTCATTAAAAATGGAATTAATAAAAAATAAAAATGAAGATAATGAAAAGTTTAAATAAAATTTATTTGTTTATTGTATTGTTAGTGGCATCAGTTTTTGTTTTGATACTATCAAGTTGTAAATCAAGTAAGTCTGGTTGTGACGCATATGGTAGTTTACAAAATAAAGATTCTTTAGTTGTAAAAGTTGAGCAATGCCATATCGATGAAGAAAATTATTGTTTTTATAGTGTGGATAAAATTCACATAAATAAAAAAAAGTAAATAGTTGGTTTGTTGAGATATTTATTAACAAAAATAAACATTTAAACAAACAAACAAAATGGCTTTTGTAATAATTGACGACCCGATTGGAGGACCAACATCTACAGTAAGATGTGGATTAAGTAACATTTCTAGTGCTCTGTATAGTGGAAACCTTGCGGGTCAATGTAATTTTGCCGCTGGGCAATACAGTTTAACAATTGGTGGCTGTAAAAACTCAAATTCAACACAAGCAGGTTACAGCGTAATTTTAAACGGGGCGTGTAACACCACAAGGTGTCAATATACGACAATACTTAATGGTTTTTCTAACTGTATGGGTCCTAACTCTAGTTATGGAATTATTGGTGGCGGAGCGTATAATACACATTTTAGTCCGCAAGGAACAATTTTAAATGGTAATAATAACCTAGTTTGTGGAAATTTTTCTTCAATCTTGGGAGGTCAAAGAAATACAAATATTGATATTTGTTCATCACATATCACGCAAGGACAATGTAATACAATAAACGCAACTCAAGGATACAATGCGATTGGAGGAGGTTTTAAAAACACCATCCAAAACTCTAAATTTACATTAATTTCACACGCTAGAGAAAGTATTATAGGAACTCCAGGACCAAACATAACTGAATATTCTTTTATGGGCGGAGGATTAAGAAATACAATTATAACAGATTTTTCAAATGTTATCGGAGGATGTAAAAACACAATTAATTCTAATGGTGTTTCAGATACAATACTTGGTGGCGATCTTAACACAATCTCGAGTGGAAGTTACAATGCTGTTGTTGGTTATAACAACAAATTAAGTGGTAATTCATCATTTATTTTATCTTGTAATTCTACTTTATCTGGAAATAGATCTGTAATTCTTGGAGGATCAAATATTTCAGGAACTCAAGATGATACGGTTTATGTACCTTATTTTAATATAAAAAATTTAGGATCTGGAACCGCGGTTGATAATTTAGGAATTGATGCTCTAGGAAATGTTGTGGTTGCAGCGCCAACTCAAGACGTTTTTATTACCGGAGGAACAATCGATTACACAACTGGTAATCTAACCTTATTTGATAATAAAGGAACATCTGTTGTAATTCCAGGTTTCCATGATTATTATGTTACCGGAGGAACAATTGATTATAATAATGGAACCATTGTTCTTGATACACAATTAGGTCAAGTGACATTAACAGGTTTGCAAGACACTTACACAACTGGAGCAACTTATAATCAACTTACAGGTGAATTAACTCTTAACTACAATAACGGAGTATCTCCTGTTGTTGTTACAGGATTATATACCGGAGGAACTGATTACTATTTAACAGGTCTAACTTGGAATCCAGGAACATTTGATTTAACGGCTGAAGTTAATAATGGAAATAATTACACAGTTAGTTTATCTATTTTAGCAAGTGATATGACAGTTACCGGCGGTACTTACAACCCAGTTACTGGTATTGCAACATTTACAACTAACTCTGGAAATACTTTTGATGTTTCAGGATTTTTGACAGGATATACAGACATATACTTAACAGGAGCATCTTACAACTCTGGAACAGGAGTTTTAAGTTTGACAAATACCGATGGATCAATTGTGACAACTTCAGGATTTTTGACTGGAACAACAGATATATACGTTACTGGAGCAACTTATAACTCTGGAACTGGTGTTTTAACATTAGGAAGAAATGACGGAGTTCAATTTACTGCCACTGGATTTAGTACCGGTGGTGGAAGTGGAGTTATGATCGCTGGAACAGGTACGGGTTCAGTTTTAAGATGTGGAAATTTAAATACCGCAAACGCTGTTTGTTCTGCCGTAAGCGGTGGTTTTGCCAATACTATTCTGAGCGCAGCCACTTGTTCTGTGATTGGAGGAGGTAGATCGAATTTAATTTCTGATGGATTATCCGTTATTGCTGGAGGACAATTTAATACCACAACTAATTATGGTAATTCATTTATTGGTGGTGGTGGTCAAAACACAAATACGGCATTAAGTGGATTTATTGGTGGTGGAGACGGAAATAAATTTCACACACTGACAAATAATTATGCTTCTGTCATAGTTGGTGGACAATGTAATCAAATTAATGGGTGTAGAAACTCCATTGGAGGAGGATTAGAAAATTATATTAATTCTGATATGTCTGTAATTGGAGGTGGATGGGGAAATACAACAAATTGTATATCCTCAACAATATCTGGAGGTGAATATAATAAATCCTGCGGTGCGCATTCTTTCATTGGTGGAGGATTTTATAATACAATTGTTGGAGACCCAGTTAACCTTCAAAGTACAACAAGATCCTTAATTGTTGGTGGTCAATGTAATATGATATGTTTTGGATACGGAGCTTCTATTGGTGGTGGTTTAAGTAATACAATAGGATACTCAGCTTTAGGGGGGACTTCTGGTACCGGATCTGTAATTTCAGGTGGAGATAGCAACAAAAATTTTGGATTTAATTCAACAGTTGGTGGTGGATTTACTAATACAATTTGGAACGCAAGTTTCAGTAATATTGCTGGTGGACAACAAAATACGTTAATTTCGTCTTCTGGTACTATCGCCGCAGGTTGTAAAAACACAGTTCAAGGATCAGGTTTTAGTACAATATTAGGAGGTTATAACGGTAGAATAGTATCCAGTAATAGTTCCTTAATTATAAACGGTGGTAATAATATTGTCTCTGGGACTACTAGGTCTTTTGTTGGTGTAGGATTACAAAATACAATTTTAGGAGGAAACAATAATTTAATTTTAGTAGGACAAGACCATAAGATAGAATATTCTTTTCATTCAAATATAGGTGGCGGTACCAATAATTATGTATCATCATCTAATTATTCAAATATTGATGGAGGTTGTTATAATCAAATATCAACAAGTTCTAATTGCTCAACAATAAATGGAGGTTCTGCCAATATTATCGATTCATCTACTAATTCCGGAATTTTCGGTGGACAATTCAATTCAATACAATCCCAAAATAAAACATTTATTATTGGATCCAACATTACCGCAAATAGATCTTGTTCTACATTTGTTAATAACTTATCAATAATGAATATTCCACCATCACCGGCAGGTTTACCAATTGGATCTGTTTGGAGAAACCCATCAACAAATGGTCTGTTTATAGTACCATAAAACTGAAAAAATATAAAAAAAAAGGAGAGTTTTTCTCCCTTTTTTTTTTAAAATGAAATTTAATAGATATTTATAACTAAATAATAAACTTAAAAAACAAACAAAATGGCTTTTGTAATAATTGACGACCCAATTGGAGGATCCTCGACCACGGTAAGATGTGGATTAAATAATGCGGTACTACAACTTTATTCTGGTGTATTAGCAGGAAGATGTAATACCGTAACTTCACAATATGGTGTAATCGCCGGAGGTAATCAAAACACTGTTAGATCAGCTTACACATCAATAGTTGGCGGATTAAACAACATAATTTCTCTTAATGCATCATATAGCTCAATTTTAGGTGGTTTATATAACACAACAACCAATGGTTACGCAACAATCAATAACGGAGCATATAACACTAATTTGAGCCCACAAGGAACAATTTTAAATGGTAACAATAACGTAGTTTCTGGTTGTTTTGTATCTGTATTAGGAGGTCAAAGAAATACAAATATTGATATTTGTTCATCACATATCACGCAAGGACAATGTAATACAATAAACGCAACTCAAGGATACAATGCGATTGGAGGAGGTTTTAAAAACACCATCCAAAACTCTAAATTTACATTAATTTCACACGCTAGAGAAAGTATTATAGGAACTCCAGGACCAAACATAACTGAATATTCTTTTATGGGCGGAGGATTAAGAAATACAATTATAACAGATTTTTCAAATGTTATCGGAGGATGTAAAAACACAATTAATTCTAATGGTGTTTCAGATACAATACTTGGTGGCGATCTTAACACAATCTCGAGTGGAAGTTACAATGCTGTTGTTGGTTATAACAACAAATTAAGTGGTAATTCATCATTTATTTTATCTTGTAATTCTACTTTATCTGGAAATAGATCTGTAATTCTTGGAGGATCAAATATTTCAGGAACTCAAGATGATACGGTTTATGTACCTTATTTTAATATAAAAAATTTAGGATCTGGAACCGCGGTTGATAATTTAGGAATTGATGCTCTAGGAAATGTTGTGGTTGCAGCGCCAACTCAAGACGTTTTTATTACCGGAGGAACAATCGATTACACAACTGGTAATCTAACCTTATTTGATAATAAAGGAACATCTGTTGTAATTCCAGGTTTCCATGATTATTATGTTACCGGAGGAACAATTGATTATAATAATGGAACCATTGTTCTTGATACACAATTAGGTCAAGTGACATTAACAGGTTTGCAAGACACTTACACAACTGGAGCAACTTATAATCAACTTACAGGTGAATTAACTCTTAACTACAATAACGGAGTATCTCCTGTTGTTGTTACAGGATTATATACCGGAGGAACTGATTACTATTTAACAGGTTTAACCTGGAATCCAGGAACATTTGATTTAACGGCCGAAGTTAATGATGGAAATAACTATACAGTTAATTTGTCAATTCTTGCTTCCGACATGACTGTAACAGGAGGAACATATAATCCTATCACTGGTATTGCAACATTTACAACTAACTCTGGAAATACATTCGACGTTTCAGGATTCTTAACTGGATATACAGATATTTTCTTGACAGGAGCGTCTTACAATTCCGGAACAGGAGTTTTAAGTTTGACAAATACCGATGGATCAATCGTGACAACTTCAGGATTCTTAACTGGATTTACAGACATTTATTTAACAGGAGCATCTTACAACTCTGGAACAGGAGTTCTTACCTTAACAAATACAAATGGTTCTACTGTAACGGCAACAGGATTTAGTACCGGTGGAGGTGTTATGATCGCTGGAACAGGTACGGGTTCAGTTTTAAGATGTGGAAATTCAAATTTATCAAACGGAGCTTACACCAACGTAAGTGGAGGTAGATTTAATACAATTTTGGTGGGTGCTGACCAATCTGTGATTGGAGGCGGGAGTAATAATAGTATTCTTGCCGGAGACAGTTGTTCTGTAATTTCTGGAGGTTTTTGTAATACATTAAGTTCTAACGATGCAAATTTTATTGGGGGTGGAGCCCAAAATACTATCTTTAAAGCTGGATCAGGATCGAATAGTTCTGTTATAGTGGGTGGAAATTATAATACAATACATTGTACTGCTTTTGGTTCAATTATCGGGGCAGGTACTGGTAATGTTGTAGATTCACAATATTCAACAATTTTAGGAGGAGTTTCTAACAAAGTCATTTGTTCTAGTTCCTACTCAAATGTGGTTGCAGGTTTGTGTAATACAATTACTTGTACTATATATGCTTCAGTACTTGGTGGCGAATGTAACAGTATTATCAGAAATCTTGCTCTGGGGGGACCAAATTATTCTTTAATTTCAGGTGGATACAGGAATTCTATAACAGGGTATAGATATTCTTTTATAGGTAGTGGACAGTGTAATAAAATTCAAGGATACTCATTTGGCTCCTTAATTGTTGGGGGAGAATCCAATTTAATGGATGCCTCAATTAATAGTGTTATTACGGGAGGACTATGTAATACATCAATTGGTCAAGAAGTATTTATTGGCGGTGGATCATTCAATACCGCAATAAATAACTCAACTATAATTGTTGGTGGTTTTAATAATAAGTTAACTGACGTTCATACCTTCATTGGAGCTGGTACTAATAACATAATAAACTCTTCCTACTCATCAATATTGAATGGTAATAGTAACACAATATTATTAAATAATACTAGATCCGCAATTTTAGGTGGATGGAATAACACAGTGAAAAATGCTTGTTCATTTATTATTGGAGACGGAATCTGCTCAAACAGAGCTTGTACAACATTTGTAAACAATTTATCAATAATGAATGTACCACCATCATCATCTGGTCTTCCATCAGGTTCTGTTTGGAGATGTACAGCTGACAATACATTAAGAATTGTACCTTAATTCAAAACTAAAAATTATAAAAAAAAGGAGATTTTTTCTCCTTTTTTTTTAAACGAAATTTAATAGATATTTATAACTAAACAATAAATTTTTAAAAACAAACAAACAAAATGGCTTTTGTAATAATTGACGACCCAATTGGAGGATCCTCGACCACGGTAAGATGTGGATTAAACAACGCAGCACTAGGAACGTATAGTTCTGTTTTAGCAGGTAGACTCAATACCGCAGTAAATAGTTATACAAATGTAATTGGTGGTATATCAAACACTGCAACTGGAAACTACTCGACAATAGTTTCTGGAAGTAATAATAAAATTTCAGCACAAAGTGGGTATAATACAATAACAAATGGTGCTTCTAATACAATAACAAATACTGCATCTGGATGTAATTCTATTGATAATGGATATTCTAATACCATAACACAATTTTCTAAAACAAATAAAATTGGTGGTGGTGGATTTAATACTTTGTCAAATGCTAGATTATCAAATATAAATTTTGGACAAAATAATACATTATCTAATACATGTTTTTCTAGTATAAACTCCGGTGGACTTAATAAAATTCATACGTCAATTTATAGTAACATTGATGGAGGATATGATAACAAAATTTATAGTGTTTTATCAACACCATCTTATAACTCAATAAATGGCGGTAGAGAAAACGTAATAATAGATGAAGATTACTCAACTATTGTTGCTGGTAGTAACAATCAAATAAACACCGGTGGTGGTGGTTATAATGTAATAGTTGGTGGTTTAGATAATTTAATGAAACCAGGTATACCAACAAATTATTCATTTATTGGTGGAGGTACACTTAACACTCTTAATAGTAATTATGGAATTATTGTTGGTGGAGAATCAAATACTGTTTTATCTGATAGATCATCCATTCTTGGTGGTGATGTTAATGCAATTGATTCTGTTGGTGAAAGAAATGTTATTGTTGGAGGTAAGAATAATTTTATTTCTGGAAATGAATCTTTAATTTTTTCAGTTGGATCAACTTTAAGCGCAAATAATTCAGTTATTCTTGGAGGATCTAATATTACTGGAACTCAAAATGATACGGTTTATGTTCCGAACTTAAACATACAAACACTTGGTGTTAATCCTGTGGTTACTAATTTAGGAATTGATTCTTCAGGAAATGTTGTTTCATCACCTATAACACAAGATAAATTTTTAGTAAGCGGAACAATTGATTATAACACCGGAGAACTAACACTTGTAAATAATGATTTGAGTAGTGTTGTTGTTTCAGGGATCCATGATTATTTTGTAACCGGTGGAACCTTAAATTATAATACAGGTAATTTAACTTTAAGTAAACAAAACGGGTCAGTTGTAATTTCAGGTTTACAAGACACTTATACGACTGGAGCAACATACAATCAACTTACAGGTGAATTAACTCTTAACTACAATAACGGAGTATCTCCTGTTGTGGTTACAGGATTATACACCGGAGGAACTGATTACTATTTAACAGGTCTAACCTGGAATCCAGGAACATTTGATTTAACGGCTGAAGTTAATGATGGAAATAACTATACGGTTAATTTGTCAATTCTTGCTTCCGACATGACAGTAACAGGTGGAACTTACAACCCAGTTACTGGTATTGCAACATTCACAACAAACTCTGGAAATACTTTTGATGTTTCAGGATTCTTAACCGGTTATACTGATGTCTTCTTAACAGGTGCTTCTTACAACTCTGGAACAGGAGTTTTAAGTTTAACAAATACCGATGGATCAATTGTAACTACTTCAGGATTTTTAACTGGAACTACAGATTATTTTGTAACTGGAGGAACCTTAAATTATAACACAGGTAATTTAACATTAAATAGACAAAACGGTTCTGTTGTAATTTCAGGATTACAAGATATCTATTTAACAGGAGCTTCTTACAACACTGGGACAGGAGTTCTTACCCTTACAAATACAAATGGTTCTACAGTAACAGCATCAGGATTTAGTACTGGTGGAAGTGGTGGAGGTGTTATGATTGCAGGAGTAGGTTTGGGATCAACATTAAGATGTGGAAATTCAAACATTGCTAACGGAGCTTGTTCCTTTGTTATAGGAGTTCAAAATGAGATTAGCGTGGGATCAGTCTCATCTTCAATCCTAGGTGGTACATTAAATAAAATTTGTAGTGTTTTTGCTTCAATTGGTGGGGGCACATCTAATACAATTCTTTCCAATAATGTAAATTCCTCTATTAATGGTGGACAAAGTAATATAATTCAATCACAATCATGTTGTTCGACAATTGTAGGTGGGGCATTAAATATATTATCAGGAAGTACCGTTACTGCTTTCATTGGTGGTGGTTGTGCTAACATTATTAATTCATCTAATTATGCATTTTTGGGTGGAGGTCAAAATAATACAACATCTATTAGTCCCGCTTCATTTTTAGGTGGAGGTGCAACAAATAAACTTATTAATGCACCATTATCGGCTATTTTAGTTGGTCAAGGTAATATAATTCAGCGGCAATCTGTTTATTCTAGTATTCTTGGTGGAGAACTAAATACAATCGATAATGCATGGTGGAGTTCAATAATTAACGGATCTTGTAATATTATCAATAAAAAACAAGGATTCAATTTTCAAGTTTCAAAATCTACAATTGGAGCAGGAGAGTGTAATACTGTGCAATTAGGATGTTCATTTATAGGGTCAGGATGTAAAAATTTAATATGCGGGTCAATTACCTCAAGAACTTCTACTATTCTTGGTGGTAGTTGTAACACAATTATTGGATTAGGAATTACAGATTCATCAATATTAGGTGGATCAAGTAACACACTACAAACAGATAAATCTTTTGTTGTTGGGTCCAATATTATTACTGACAGAGCATGTACAACATTTGTTAATAACTTATCAATAGTGAACATACCACCATCACCGTTAGGTTTACCAATTGGATCTGTATATAAAGATGCAAATTGTTTCTTAAAAATTGTATAATAAAAATATCCCACCTTTAGTGGTGGGCTTTTAGGACCGTTGTCTGTTAAGGCAACATTAAAAAGGGGAATTCGCTACTCCCCTTTTTTTTATTTAAAAAAAATTTGGCCAATTAGAAAAAGTATTTTATCTTTGTATTATAATCAATTAAAACAAATATATATGTCAACAGTATCTCAAGTTAAAAATTACCAAGGTTCAAATTCTTTCGTTATCAAAATGAAAGACACAATTCAAAAGTACGGAAAGTTAACTCCGGCTCAAGAAGCGGCAGTTCAAAAAATATTAACAGCTCCTACCGAAGCAAAACAAGCAATGACCGACGACATGAAAAAAATCATGTCTTATGAAGGAAAAAATACATTCATTAACGATATCAAATCCAAATTAGAAAAATACGGTAATCTCACCGATAAACAAATCATGGTTACCATTAAAGCAATTCAAAAAGAAGAAAACAAAACTGTTGTTCGATCAATGAACGTTAAGGCTGAAGGTGACACAATTATAATTTCTCGAGGAATTGGTCAAGAACTTAAAGAGAAATATGGTTTAAAATTCAACCCAGTTTTAATTGACCTTACTCGTGTATTAGGGTTTTCAGAAAAAGCCGTTAAGTTCGCAGGTAAAATGACAGTAAAACGTGGTGATGTTTGTATGTGTTGTGGACGTACTTTAACTGACGAGTTTTCAATGTTAACTAAAATGGGTAAAACTTGTTCAAAACACATGGGTGTAGAATATATTACTGACGCAAGTCAAGCTGATCGTTTTCGTGAAGAATACTTGAAAAAAGTTGAAGAAATCGGAGAAATGGAATTTTGGATACCAAAAAGACAAATTAAAAGTTGGGACGGAAAAACCAACGTTCTTATGAAAATGTCAAAATATTGGTTCGAACAAAAATAATTGATTAGGCAAAGAAGGGAGACGTAATGTTTCCCTTTTTTGTTTACAAAAACAAATAAATGTTTTAATATTTATTTAAGAAATAATATAGTCATGATAAAAAAAGTAAAATTAATAATGGTAGAAGAAAGACCCTACATGGTATCATTAGATAAATTAGAGGTTGGAGATAAAGCGATTGTAACCGTAGGAGGTCAATACCCAACCATTGTTGAGTGTCCTAATGAACAAATAATTGATTTAATCTCAAAATCAAAACTGACATTAACTCAAGCGTTTAAAATATTTTTAGAACCAGAAAAAGTTACATTAACTAAAGAACAAATTGAAAAATTAACCGAAGGGGATGGAGTATTAGAAGTTGAAATGGAAAATAATGAATATAAATTTATTCTAGAATGATTTTTCTTGAACAAATATCCGCAATATTGATCGCAGTTGTAATTTTACTGTTTATCCCAAGTGAACTATTATTGAGATTTATAAAAAGTAAAAGAAAGTTTAAAAACAATGTTAGAAACAAAATTAAAAATACAATTAGAAGGAAAGACAGTTGAATTAGAAAAAATATTTGTTTCTGAACTTGGGTTTACAATGATCAAAACAAAAAATCCGGATGGAACTTTTACAAGTTATAATGTTGGAAAAACTGACCCAACTAGTAACGTATTGAAAGATTTAATACTAAATAATAATGAGTATATTAGATCTTCATGGAGTTAAACACGAAGACGTTCAAAGAGTTATGGATTCTTTCTTATATGAAAATATGTTAAAGAAAAAAAATGAAGTTGAAATCATAACTGGAATTTCAAATCAAATGAAAGAAATTGTTTCAGAAGTTGCCAAGGATTATTCAATGAAAGTACAAGATGATCCATTAAATCCAGGAAAAGTATTTATAAAACTTGTTTAAAGAATAAAATATTATTATATTTGAAATTATGGACTATGAAAAGATGGGTAATTATGATTTGATTCATGAAGCCGTTAGACTAAATAAAAACATGTTAAAAAACCTTATTTCCATGATGGTTTTAATGGGTGTGGTTTTTATTGAATCAATAGTTTCTTTTTTTGTTCCTGTTAGTTTTTTAGTATTTAGTATTACAATGTTAACTTGTTATGGACTATATCTTGTTCATTATTTTTCACACAAAAGAAATCAAAAAAAGTACAATTCTGTTAGGGCGGAAATGGATAAAAGAAAATTAGATTAAAATTATTTTAACATGGATAAAAGAATATTACACGAAAGATTATTAAACGAACACAGATTAATTACAAATCAAATTACGGATATTAAAACCGCCAATTTTGAAATTACACCTGAAGTAAAAAAAGAAATTCGTAATTTAGAAGGCAAATTGATTTTAATTTCAAAACAATTATATAATTTATACAATGAAAAGAAGTAATCACTATGGTGATATCCAAAAATGGATCGAAAAAATTATTGACTCTTGTCAAAATATTGAACAATTAAATGTTGCAAAAAAACTTGTATTCAATTTTGAACGTAAACTAGATAAAGATAGACCAGGACATACAAATATAATTTTAATTCACAAATTAACATACCTCATTCAAAATAAAAAAGACGAATTAAGGTATTTGTAATTATATTTTTTTCAATAAAAAATCACTATATTTGTATTGTGATTACAGAAAAACTTTCGAATATTCCCCAATCTAGCGGTTGTTACCTTTTCAAAAACGAGAAGGGTCAGATCATTTATGTGGGTAAGTCAAAGTTTTTACCTAAAAGGGTTAAGTCTTACTTTCAAAAAAATCACAAGGACATCAAGACCAACTCTCTTGTCAACGAGATCCGTGATGTTGAGTTCATGACTACTAACGATGAGTCACAAGCTCTTTTGTTGGAGGATGAACTTATCAAAAGTTTAAAACCAAAATACAACATCAAAGCAAAAGACGACAGATCTCGTCGTTGGTTTATCACTTTAACCGATGAGGACTTTCCAAGACTTTTGGTTTGTAATCCATCTAACTTTTCAGGTGAAGTTCTTTTGGAATCCACAAGTTCCAACTCTTGTTATGAAATCTACGAGATGGTTCACGACATTTTCAATCTTCGTTCTTGTTCTTACAACTTGACTGAAGAAAATATTTCAAACGAGAAGTTCAAAACTTGTTTGGAGTTTCATCTTGGTCGTTGTAATGCTCCTTGTATTTCAAACATTCTAAAATTTTCCTACAAGAAAATTGTAAGTGAGATGAAAGATGTATTCTCTTTTGACTTTGACAAGGTTCGTAGTCGTTTGAAAAAATCTATGAAATACTTTTCTGATTCTATGGAGTTTGAAAAAGCAAATGACTTCAAAAACAAAATCTCTGTTGTTGATTCACTTGAGAAAAAACTTGAATCTTTTCGTGTTCGAAAGTATAATGATGTTGCCCGTCAGTTCAAAGAGTCTTTAGGTCTAATCAATGTTCCTACTTTGATTGAGGCGTTTGACAACTCTCACACTAATGGTGACTGTCAGGTGTCAGCTCTTGTTCGTTACAAGAATGGTAAAACTGATAAGTCAAACTATCGTAAGTTCAACATTAAAACAGTCCAGGGACCGGATGATTATGCATCTTTTTCTGAGGTATTAAATCGTCGATTTACAAGACTTTTAAATGAAAAACAAGAGTTACCTTCACTTGTCGTTATTGATGGTGGTAAAGGTCAGTTGGGTGTTGCAAAACAAGTATTTGAATCTCTTGGTTTGTTGTCTCGTATCGACTTGATTTCAATTTCTAAAAACGACAAACACCAATCTCAAACAATCCACTTAACCGATGGATCATCATTTGATATTCCACGAAATGAGTTTGGGTTTTTGTTGGCAGAAGTTCAAAATGAAGTTCACCGGTTTGTTATTTCTTTTCACCGTAAAAAAAGAAGTAAAAAGTTGTATGTTTAATTTAATAAATGTTTTTTATGAAAAATTTAATTTTAGTTTTTAGTTTTGTTTTAGTTTCTTTTTTTGGTATTTGTCAACCTACAATGGATGGTCATATTCTTAATCACAATTGTAATTATCAGTTTGTTGCTTCTTGGAGTGGTCAAAATTATACAAATATGCAGTTTAACGACATAAGTCAAAGTGGGTACTTTGATGGAACTAATTTTGGAGATTATTACACTTTGTATGTTCCAGATTCTTTAGATAGTTTTACATTTCAGATTTGTGCAATTCCAGATAGTTCCTGTGGTTGTCAACCGGCATGTTTTGGACCAATTCAATATGTTGGAGGAATGTATTTTGCTATAGAAATTTGTAAGACAAACAATTTAGACGAAAATATATTAGACACAAAAAAAGTTGTTATGATTACAGACATCACTGGTAGACCGATTGAAGTTGTAAAAAATAAAATAATGTACTATTATTATAGTGATGAATCGGTAAAAAGTGTTTTTATTTCTGAATAAATTAATATTTAATTACTTTTTTTATTCATTTACTTTAACTATATTTAGTATATGTTAAGACACCGAAATCCAATACAAATTAACGCTAAAACAACAGGATTTGCATCACCAGCGGAAACTTATGTTGACAAAAGACTAGATTTAAATGATTTGATTGTAAAAGATCATTACACGACTTTCTATTTTAAATATTCTGGACCATCAGTATTTGGTGTTAATCAAGGAGACACGTTAGTGATTGATAGAAATGAAAAACCAAAAGAAAATGACCTTGTTGTTTTAACAGAAAAAACACACTTCAAACTTCGAGAATATAAAGGACAAAAAAATTTATGGGGTAAAGTAACATGGATACTCAAAAAAATGTAAAAAAAATCGGTATAATAGATTGTAACAACTTTTATGTTAGTTGTGAAAGATTGTTTAATCCTGAATCTATTGGAAGACCTACTGTTGTGTTATCAAACAACGATGGGTGTGTTATTGCTCGATCTCAAGAAGCAAAAGATCTTGGAATTAAAATGGGTGAACCATTTTTCAAAAGTAGAGAGTTTATGGATGAGAATAGATTCTGTGTGTACTCATCAAACTACAACTTGTATGGTGATATGTCAGATAGGGTAATGAAAGTGATTGGTGAGTTTGGAAATGACATTGAAGTTTATTCTATTGACGAAGCCTTTGTTGATTTTTCAAACATTTCACTTGAAGATCTAACAAAAACATTACTAGAAATCAAAGAAGAAGTAAGAAAAAAAGTGGGTATACCGGTATCTATTGGGGTTGGTCCAAATAAAACTTTGGCTAAATTAACATCATTTTTAGCAAAACAACAAATGAACTATAAAGGTGTTTGTTCATATTGGGACTTACCAAATTTTAAACAAATTAGTTATGGCATTCCAGTCGATGAAGTTTGGGGCATTGGTCGTAAATGGTCGAAAAAGTTAAAAAATATTAGTGTTGATTCTGTTGGTCAATTTATAAACACAAATGAATACACAATAAAAAAATTAATGAACATTAATGGATTAAAAACACAATTAGAATTATCCGGATTATATTGTTTCCCAATTCAAAAAAAGATCAAACTTAAAAGAAATATTGCATCTACACGTTCTTTTGGTAAAGATGTGGAGGACTTTGATCAATTAGGTGAGGCAATGTATACGTACATAGTAAACGGAGTAAAAAAGTTAAAACAAAATGAACTAATGGCAAATAAAGCAACAATATTTGTGTCTGGAAACTACCATAAAGGAAACAAGTATCATTATTCCAAAACAATAAAACTTCAAAACCCCACAAGAAACCCAGATTTAATATGGTCTCAAATACACGATCAATATAAAGTACTTTGTGATAAATCCGAAAAATTTAAAAAATGTGGGATTATATTTAATGAATTAACACCAGATAATATAATACAAAAATCATTATTTGATGAAGAAATAAAAATAATTGACTCACCAAAAAATGAAACACATGAATGGGAAATGAGACAAGATTACATTACACAAAAATACACAACTTCTTGGGACGAGTTACCAAAAGTTTTTGTTTAGTGATATTTATATTTGATGAAAGGCTTGATCAAACAAATTCTTAAAGAAAATACTGAAGAAGAAAAAATTAAAAATTATTTTTCAAAAAAGTGGAAAGAACAACAGGCTGCGGGAAAAACACCAACTTTCAACCCAAGAGATATTAGAAGATTAGGACTTGGTAAATACGAAAAAATTATTTATAATCTATATTCAGATACTTTTGGTGTTGATAAGTATAAAGCAATAAAAAATTATTTATTAAATAATAGATTTACCCAAAAAGAAATTGTTCAATTACCAGAATATGTCGATAATGCAAAAATAGAAATTGGATTTGACAAAGTAAGTTTCGAAAAAGATGAATGGAGTGAATTGGAAATGATAACGACTTTTACCGTATTTTCCGGAAGTTTTACCACAGATGAAGGAACAGTCGAATTTGCAACTGGAAATATACCCTTTGATGATTTTGCAGAATATTTTGAATTTAGAAGTGTAATAGAGGATTGTGTTGTTGATTTTTTAAATGATGTTTTAGGATCCTTCAATATTGGAGTTGATTATGTCAAAGCCGATTGGTAAAAATACTTAATTTCCTTATTGACAACAATATTTTGTTTTTTTATATTTAAAATAAAAAAATGAAAGAACCTCGAATTATTGAAATTACTCTTGGAGTTGGAACAAATCAGTTGTTTCAAGAAAAATCAGTTATTATTATTGACGACAAACCTGAACCTAAAAATTGGGTTGAAGAATTGGGTATCATTGATGAACAACCAGTTCAAGATGATGTTTATGAGTTTAACGAATTTGATGGATTTGTACCTGAACCATTTGCAACTGATGTTGAATTAAACGAAATGAATATCAAACAATGAAAATTAAATTAGAATACGTGTGGTTGGATGGTTATAAACCAGAACCAAACTTAAGAAGTAAAGTTAAAATTGTGGAGTACGATAAAGTTAGAAACTCTTTTTTAGATGGTAATTTTCCTGTTTGGAATTTTGATGGATCATCAACAAACCAAGCTGAAACTGGAAATTCAGACCGATTGTTAAAACCTGTGAGACACTATATTCCACAGACTTTTCCATTAGAAAACAACACAGTTTATATTTTATGTGAGGTATTAAACCCTGATGGAACACCACATGAAACAAATAAAAGATCAAAAATTAGTGAAGGATTTGAAGATCTTTGGTTTGGATTTGAACAAGAATATTTTATTCGTGAAGAAATTAACGGAAATATTTTGGGACACAAAAGAAATATCTTAAAAGGTCAAGGTGAATATTACTGCGGAGTTGGACATAATGTGGTGGGTCGTCCATTTGTTGACGAACATTTGAACATGTGTTTGAATTATGGAATAGATATTACCGGTATAAACGCTGAGGTTGCATTAGGTCAGTGGGAATATCAGGTGTTCTCACAAGGGAAACATAAAGGTGGTGATGATCTTTGGATGACTCGTTATTTCTTATTTAAGATTGCCGAAAAATATGGATACCATATTGAACTTCACCCAAAACCATTAACTCACGGTGAATGGAACGGATCAGGTCTTCATACAAACTTCTCAACCGACAAGATGAGAAATGAAGGAAATAAAGAATATTTTATGGCTTTGTTTAACGCATTTGAAGCAAGACACGAAGATCATATTAAATCATATGGTTCACAAAACCATTTAAGACTTACCGGTGAATATGAAACACAATCAATTAATAAATTTACTTGGGGTGTATCTGATCGAGGAGCGTCAATTAGAGTTCCACAGGACACGGCAAATGAATGGAAAGGTTATGTTGAAGATAGAAGACCTGGGTCAAATGCGGACCCATATAAAATAATTTGTGAGATTGTTAAATCATTGGACACAACTCATCAAATTTACGAAATGAAAAACATGATGAATTCGCATATTGATACAAAAACATTGGAAGGAAAATACGGAACAAAATCTAATGATGAGTTGTTAGGTGAATATAAAAACGAAGAAATTTAAAATGGAAGACAACTGGAATAGAAACGATTATCAAGGTCGATCAAGAAAAAATGTTGAAACAAATTATAGAATATTATTTTTTTCAGTGATGGCTTTATGGTTAGTGTTAGTTTGGTGGGGAGTTTACGAATTAATTAATTACATATTTTAATTATGAAATATTATAAAATTACACTTGGAGGAAGAGGATCTGAAATTTACCCATTCAAAATCAATGAAGACCAACTTGAGAAATTCATTGAAGGTGATGTTGAAAGAGATGGTCTAAATTATGATGAAATATGTGAATTACTAGGAGTCGAAAGTTATTTCGATTCACCTAACGAAACTTATATGGGTCCATACACAGAAACTTTTTATATGAAAGTTGAAAATGAATTAGGTGAAATTGTTTATGAAACAGAAAGTTTTGATTATGATAATTGTAATTTCACTGATGTTTATTGTGATGACAATAAATATCTCTTGATCGAAGATTACTGTAAAGGAGAACATATAGTTTATGATTTACCTTTGGAAGAAGAATTTGACATAAACAAATTGAGTTATAATCTTGTTGATATTTCTTGTCAAATAGAATTGGTTTGTGGAATTAACTATGGAACTGAAAACTGCGAACTATATAAGAGTTATGGAGACACATTAAGTAAGGGATATTATTACCACTTAATCAATCAAATTGTTAATTTTGAAAAAATAAAAAAACAATGACAGCAATCTTGATAATAATATTAACCTGGGAATCTTTGAAATACCTAACAAAAAAAATAATCAATAAATATAAAAATCCAATAAAATATGAATGAAAATAAAATACCTTACCTTTCAGACGACTCTAATATGGGTCCTGATGGTGCGTTTGAAGATATAAACGTAAAAAATCATTGTATCGGTTCTGAAGGATATTATAACGACGATGAAGAAATGTTAATTTGGGAAAATACTTTGAGAGATGGGCTTGAAGGAATTGAAGTTTATGAAACAATTCAAAAAATAAGAAATTACTATAATGGTCATCACAATATTGATGGTCGACCCCCATCCAAAAAAGATTTTAACGAATTTCTTGATTCCTTGGATAAAAATTTGTAATTTTGCTATTATGGGAAAAATAATATTAGAGTTTGATTCTGTAGAAGAATCTCAAGACGCAAGAACCGCACTGGATGGTTACAAATGGAAATTAGCCATGTGGGATTTAGATCAAACGTTAAGATCAACTGTAAAACATGGACAAAAATTCAGTGGAACGGGTGAGGCATCCAGGGAATAAGTCGAAATTTGTGACAAATTAAGAGAAAAAATTAGAACTATCCTAGATGATTATGGTCTTAATATTAATGATTAATTAAAAAAATATGAAACAAACGGCAGTAGAGTGGTTGATTGATCAATGGCCAATACTTGAATCTCAATTACCAAGTTGGCTAATAGACCAAGCCAAAGAAATGGAGAAGGAGCAGATTAAAGATGCTTGGTTAAATTCACTGACTAAAGGTGATTACAATTCAGCAGAAGAATACTACAATGAAACCTTTAAATCAGAATAATATGACAGAAAAAGAATTAGAATTACTTGGTTTTGAAAAAAACTTTATGGATGAAGACGATGATTACTACTATTACCTTGATGTAGTAAATGGATTAGGATTTATTTCTTGCACAAGTTTTCAAGCAACACAAAAAGGGTGGTTTGTTGAAGTATTCAATACAGAACCATCAATTAAATTTACCAACTTTGGTGAATTACAAGGATTATTAAATCAGTTAGAAAGTAAAATTGTAGAAAAATAAAAAAATGGGAAAAATAATAATTGAATTTGATTCTGTAGAAGAACAAGAAGATGCAAGAACCGCAATTGATGGTTATAAGTGGAAACTCGCTATTTGGGATTTGGACCAAATGTTAAGGTCAACCGTAAAACATGGACAAAAATTTAATGGAACTGGTGATGCATCTAGTGAGGAAATAGAAGTTTGCGACAAATTAAGAGAACAAATCAGAAGTATTTTGGAAGGTTATGGATTAAATATAGAACATTAATGAATAAATTAGATTTAGATTATCAAAACTTGCTCCAAGACATTTTAGATAATGGGGTAAAAAAAGAAACAAGAAACGGAGGAACCATCAGTGTTTTTGGTCGTCAGATCAGACATAATATGAGTGAAGGTTTTCCTTTACTCACAACTAAGAAAATGTATTGGAAAACGATGGTAACCGAACTTCTATGGTTCCTTCGTGGTGATACAAACATCAAGTTCCTTGTTGATAACAATTGTCATATTTGGGATGGTGATGCTTACCAAAACTACTGTAAAAAAGTTATTCGTGAAAAGGAAATTGTTCGTTATCTTAAATCATACTCAACAGACACTGACGGAGTTCCAACTATTGAACTTTATTCTAAAGATGAGTTTATTGAAAGAGTCAAAACTGATGATGAGTTTGCTAATAAGTGGGGTGAATTAGGACCTGTGTACGGGAAGCAATGGCGAAGTTGGAGTGTAGGTTCATTAGAAGATAAACATGGTTTTGGTAAAGTGGACCAAATCGCAAACCTAATCAACGACCTTAAAATAAATCCTGACTCAAGGAGGTTAATTGTTACCGCCTGGAATCCTGTTGATTTAGAGTCGTCCGTTCTTCCACCTTGTCATTATGGATTTCAAGTTTATACGAGAGAGTTGAGTTTGGAAGAAAGATATGTAATGTATTTTGAAAAATTAGACCATACTATGGTTCCATTAGATATTAAAATTCCTAATATTCATCAATATTTTTCTGAACTTAATATCCCAACCAGAGCAATCTCTTTAATGTGGAATCAAAGATCGTGTGATTTTCCGCTTGGAATCCCCGCAAACACAATGTCCTATGCGCTCTTACTAATGATTTTGGCAAAACAAGTTAATATGGTTCCCGAAGAGTTAATTGGTAATTTAGGCGATTGTCACATTTATCTTAACCAAATTGATGGTGTTAAAGAACAATTAGACAGAGAACCTTTCCCATTACCTAATGTAAAACTTTTGGATAAAGTGGTTAATGATTTATCTGAATATACTTATCAAGATTTTATTTTAGAAAATTATCAATCACACCCTAAAATTTATTTCCCACTTTCTAATTAATTTTTAGGGTTAGAGTTTAATTTTTCTTATTATGGAGATATTTATAATAAAGGAAAGTTATGATTGGGATTTACAGAATAAAAAACTTGGTTAATGAAAAATGTTATTATGGGTCATCCAAAAACATTCAAAAAAGATGGAAAACACATTTGAATCAATTAAGGAATAAAAAACATATAAATTCTATTTTACAGAAAGCATGGGATAAATATGGTGAAGATAATTTTAGTTTTGAAATCGTTGAGGAGTGTGAATTAGATAACATATTTGAGGTTGAACAAAAATACATAGATACTTGTGGTGACTATAATATAGGTTTAAAAGCAAGTGGGGGTGATAATATAAGTAAAAACCCAAATAAAGATAAAATTATTGAAAACATAAAAAAAGGTAGTAAATTATGGAGAGATAGTTTGTCTGATGAAAAAAGAAAAGAAAGATTTTCAAAACCTTTAGATAAAAATTCAAATTGGAAAGGAGGTATTTCTTTTATATATTGTGAATGTGGAAAAAGAATTGGATATGGAAACACCCATTGTAATAAATGTAGACCTAGAAGTAACAAAAATAATCCTTTTTTTGGTAAAACACATTCGGAAGAAACAAGAAAAATATTAAGAGAAAGAATGTTGGGTAATATTCCTATTAACAGGAAGGAAATTGTAATTAATAATATTGAATATATAAGTTATAATGATGCTTCTGACAAATTAGGAATACCCATTACAACTATTAGATGGAGGGTTTTAAGTAAAAACCCAAAATACAAAGATTATTATTTCAAGGGTGAAATAAAAACTTATTATAGCGATGAAGAACAAAAAATAAGATTGAGTGAACCACAAAAAGGTAAAATAACATCATTCAACAAACCTTTTTTTATTGATGGTGTAGAATATAGAACATTGAAAGAGGCAAATGAAATTTTGAATATTCATTTTATGACAATAAAGGGTAGATTAAAATCCCCAAAATTTGACAACTACAAATACAAAGATTAAAAAATGAATAAAATTTTAGAAATTTTCAAACAGTTCAAAACTGAATTGATGTGGATTTATTTATTCATGTTGATAACAGAGTTATCAATTCTTGCAACACCTTTTCTTCTTGGGAAGAGTATTGATGGGTTAATAAATGGAACTTGGTACTGGTTAATATTTCTTGGACTTTCATATTTTATATCAAACTTTTTTAACTATAAAAGAATGGTTTATGACACGAAAGTTTATACAAAAATTTATAACAGTATTGTTTTTAGATTTCTTAAAAAAAATAATTTTGATGTATCCACAAAAATGGCAAGAACAGACATGGCTCACCAAATAGTTGGTGTTTTAGAAGGTTATGTTCATTATTATATTGCGACAATTGTTACAATTTTAGGGTCAATTGGATTTATTTATTCTGAAAATTGGAGAGTTGGATTACTTGTAACTTTTGGATTCATTCTAATACTTCTTGCAGTTTTAATTTACTATAAAAAAATTAAACAAGCAATAAGGGTTAGAAATAATCAATATGAAAA